CAAGAAAATCGTAGGATTAAGTGGAACGAACATCAAGGTAGACTTTATATGGACTTTGATTGGGATGATATGGAGGTAGGTGATTACATTATGGTTGATTGTAATATGCGTCAAGACCCAGAGACCTATACTTCCATGTATAATGATAACTGGATGAAGGATTATGTGGAAGCATTATTCCAACAACAATGGGGTCGCAACCTAAGTAAGTATGATGGTATACAAATGTTAGGTGGAGTAACGCTTAATGGTCGTCAGATACTTGAAGATGGATCAACTTATAAACTTGATCTTGAAAAAGAACTTCGTGATCGTTATGAACTTCCACCTATGGACTTAGTGGGGTAATCACTAATGGTTTACAGAAACACACCAGCTCAGGACTATGTACAATCAGACTATAGTAATGCTGCTAGACTAAATTTAAATGGATCTGCTCAAGAGCAGAAGTTCATGGAAAACCTTATAGTGGAGAGTATTGAAATTTATGGACAAGACATTTATTATGTTCCTAGGACGATTGTCAACAAAGATACAGTCTTCGGGGAAGATTCTGACTCAACGTTTGATAGTGCGAGAGCAATCAGAGCCTACGTCAATAATGTCGAAGGATGGGAGGGACAAGGCGAACTACTTAGCAAATTTGGAGTACGCATCGAAGATAAAACGACGTTTATATTCTCCCGTGAAAAGTTTAAAGAAAAGGTTGACGACCTTGAAGTCCTTAATGTCGAAGGAAGACCTAATGAAGGGGATTTAATTTATTTTCCTGTAACAAAACATTTATTTGAAATACAGTTTGTAGAAGTAGAACGTCCTTTCTATCAGTTAGGTAAAGGATATGTTTGGGAATGTCAATGTGAACTCTTCGAGTACAGCGATGAGGAGATTGATACTGGTATTGCTGAACTGGATGCTATCGAGACTGCCTTTGCTAATGCAATTACAGTTGGTCTCGTAGCAGGTGGTAGTGGAGACTTTACTGCTGGTGAGACAGTTACTGGAGGTAGTTCTAATGTAACTGCTGAGGTTAAGTCTTGGGATAGCTCCACAAGAACACTTATTGTCCTTAATCGTTCTGGTACTTTCACTATACCAGAAACACTTACTGGAGGTACATCTAGTGCATCTTGGACAACTGCTACATATAATACGATAGATAATAAAAATGCTGCTATCAGCATCGATCAAAACTACGAATTTGAAACAGCCGATAATGATATTATCGACTTCTCAGAAGCCAACCCATTTGGAAGTGTTGGAAGTTCAACTGATGTTACAATCTAATGCTAGGAACATATTCATACCACGAGATATTTCGTAAGACAATTGTCTCGTTTGGTACATTATTCAATAATATAGAATTACGTCGTCAAGACGAGGTGATGAAAGTACCTCTTGCTTATGGTCCTAAGCAGAAATTTTTGGCACGTTTAGAACAGAATCCAGATCCAACAAATAAAAGAGTACAAATAACTCTTCCCAGATTATCATTTGAAATATCAGGGGTATCTTATGATTCATCTAGAAAGGTTTCACCTACACAAAAGATCAAATTTAAAAAAGATGTAGATGAAAATAAGAACGCTTTTATGCCTGTGCCTTACAATATTGGATTTGAACTGGCAATTATATCAAAGAACCAAGATGATGGATTACAAATTATTGAACAAATTCTTCCTTTCTTTCAACCTCATTATAACCTATCAGTTAAACTTGCAACAACAATAGGGGAAGTAAAAGACGTACCTGTCGTACTACAAAATATTGATTATGAAGATGATTATGAAGGAGACTTTGCGAATCGCAGAGCAATTATTTACACGCTTCAGTTCCAAGCTAAAACGTATCTATACGGACCAATCACAGACGCAAAAGTCATCAAGAAGTCCATTACAGATTACTATACCAGTACTGATACTACAAAAGCACCAAGGCAGAAGCGATATACAGTTACGCCTACTTCGACAATCGATAGGGACGGAGCAGCAATAACTACTCTAACTAACGGAGTAGATACTACTGCTGGTATCTTTACTCTTGGAAGTGTATCAGGTCTTGCACAAGGAGATGACATTCAGATTGGTACTGAAGTCATGCATATTAATAGAGTCGTTGGTAGCACAGTACATGTTTCACGAGGATGGAATTCTAGTACAATAGCAGAACATACTGCTGGTGCTAGTATACTTAAGATAGATGCTGCTGATGCTGCACTACTTGATTCTGATGACGACTTCGGATTTGGCGAACTATTCTCAGACTTTACAGATATGAAGAAACGTGATCCTACTAGCGGTGCTGATGTAGCAATTTAATTATGAGTACTTTTGATGGTTTAAATAAAGTTTTTGGTGAGGAACCAACAGAACTAGAACAACATGTAGAGAAGACAAAATCTCTTAGAACTGATCTTCCTGATATACAACAGGACTATGAGACTTCTCGTGCTCAACTACATAACTTGGTAATGAAAGGACAGGAGGCTGTAGATGGTATACTTGATGTGGCACGAGCAAGTGATCATCCTCGTGCTTATGAAGTTGCTGGTCAACTCATCAAACACGTGGCAGATACGACAGACAAGTTAATCGACCTGCAAGGGAAGATGAAAGAATTAGATAAAGAAGAAAAGAAAGGACCAACAAATGTCACTAATGCTATGTTTGTAGGGAGTACTGCAGACCTTCAGAAACTTCTTAAGCAACAAAAACAGCTAAATAATAAGGAATCTAACTAACTCGACACGACATGGCTGTACTTAATGTATTGAGCACAAACGCAATAACTGCATCTCAATCTGAATATCAAGTTATTCAAACTGGATTTTATAGAGTGAGTGCTACTTCTGCATCAACAGTTCAATTTGATGGTGGTCCTGTAATCCAAGTGTTTGCAAATTCACCTGTTCTTTTGAAAGGTGGTAAACCAGGTCAGGCAAAAGTAGTTAAAGCAATTGATGATTCAACTGCTGATTATCATTTAGGAACATTCCTTCAAGATACATCTGCAAATCATCCATTCTCAGTTGGTGATTATATCGCAGTTGTAGATAATTCTACTTCTCCAGGAATCAATAGTAATTTTCTATCTGCTGGAACTGCTGGTAAAAAGATTACTGCTGTTGCTTTCAATAAAATAAGTACTGATGTAGATTCATCTGGTGCATCTGCTGACTATACATGGGCAGATGATGCGTCCCCTCAAGCAATCGTGCAACGTGCTATAAAGATCACAGCTGGCGGTCAAGCACTTACGGTTGAAGAGGTACAAGTTGTAGGGGGATAAGATGCCCCTCGTTAATCAAAAGGCAGAGAAGATAGTCAAAGGAATGAAACGTCGTTCCAAAGACTTCAAAAATAGATATGGAGAAGACTCTAAGAAAGTCATGTATGCTACTGCCAACAAATTAGCACAAAAAGAAAATCTGAAAGTTATGTATTACAAGGACTTTATTAAACTCGTAGAAGGTAATCCTACTACACGAATGCTCACTAAGTCTAAGACTAAGGTGACTGGTAATATTTCAGCAGATCGTGGTAGTGATGAGAAAGCGAATCGAGCAAAGCGTAAAGGACTTGAAAAAGATTTAAAGAAGAAAGGGATTGGATATAAAAAGGGTGTAGGTGAATACAAATATAAATCTGATGATGGGAAGGAAGGTACAGGACGTGAAGTATCTTATCAAACGTCTAAACCTGACAAAATGAGTAAGAGACGATTTGGAAAAACTATGCGTCGTCTTGGTCGTAAACATGGACAAGAATCTGTTATCACCAAAGATAAAAAGAAACCCGCTAGATTACATGATACTCAATCCAAGAAACCAGGTAAATCTATTAATATAGGTAAATCCAAACCAGGCAAACATAAAGGAGGTGAAGGTGAAACCTCTGGAACAAAGGTCAGGTCAGGAAAACTTTCAAAAACTAACAAGCCAGCATACCACTATAGTTAAAATTCTGGTAGGCAAACAAATGGGACATTCTGAAAAGAAGTACAGGGAAGAGCTGGATAGATATCGACAACTGTTAAATCGACAAAAAGAGGATGATGAGAAGAAGGGACTAAAACCATATAGTCACCCTGATCATTATGATCGATTGTGTGCAAAGGAGAATAATAATAGTTAATTATACTTATATGGTATAATAAATAACATTATATTTTGGGATTGAAATTATCATGCCCCAGACCAAATACACCGTAGGTTACCACGATACGGAACATCATCATTTAGAAATTTGTGAGTATGCAACAGATGCATACGAAGCAATACA